GCTGTGGGGTGGGGGGATGAGGGATCTTTTAGGAGTCACATGCAAAAGTCTTGTATCGTCACATTCAGATGTACAGAAGGTGAGCTCGAGAGACTCACGGCGCTGGCTGATGAGCTGGATAGGACACGCGCTTGGATTGCTCGAGAGATCATCTTTGGTGACTTCTTCATCAAGTATCACAGCGGCATCCTAGGCGCTAAGACTAACATCGAGGCCCAGATGCACATTAACCAACACATGAAGAGAGATGATGATGATCAATAAAGTCATGCTCATAGGTAACATCGGTAAAGATGCTGAGCTCCTGACCACTCAGAGCGGCTCTAAATTCGCCAAGTTCACACTGGCTACCAACGAGCGTTACACAGACAGTCAAGGCCAGCTCCAGACCTCGACCGAGTGGCACACGGTGAAGATCTGGGGTCCACAAGGTGAGCGCGCTGTATCCAAATGTCGTAAAGGTCGGCGCTGTTATGTCGAGGGTAAGCTGACCAGCTATGAAGGCACAGACAAAAAGAGGTTTTGGGAGGTGCGGTGTTATACCTGGCGCATCTTAGACAGTGATGAGCGTGATGGTGTGCAAGTACGCAGCAAGCCACAGCAACCACAGCACTATCAGTATGGGGTGACAACACCTGCACCGAGCTGGGGCGCTCCTATTAAATAATGTAAACCCCATGATGGGGAAGAGAGAGAACAATGAGTGAAGGCAACATATTAGACCATCATGTCATTAATACGAGTTTAAGCTTTGAGGCCAAAAATTGTCTGGCGCAGTGCAATATAATATATGTCGGTCAGCTTGTGCAATACTCTGTACTTGACATTGTGGGTATCAGAGGTGTTGGGCGTGGCAATCTAAGAAAAATTATAAATATGCTAGAATCTAAAGGTTTAACCCTTGGAATGAATACTGATTGGTCTAGTCCATCTTGTTATGAAAATGACACAAAAACACAGGCTGAAAAAACAGAAGTATTAGAACAGCATGTTTCTAAGATTGGACTTTCAGTCAGGTCTCTTAATTGTTTAAACGCCATCAATGTTCACAACCTTGGTGATTTAATTAAGTACACAGCCGAGGAACTTTCAGCGGTAAAAAACTTAGGCACTAAAAGTCTTAGTGAAATTATAAATGTGTTAGGGTCAAAAAACTTAAAGCTTAAGCAACCTGAAGAAGAAGAAAGCATTGTTGAGTTGACTGCTAAAGGTAGATTGACTTTAAAAATACCTGTGAGTACTTCGACAATTAACACGCAGTTTAAGCAATTAACACGCCTTCATAGTGTCTTCACAATAAATGTAAATGACATATTGTCAGTCACAAAAGATGAAATAGTGTTCTCGCATACTGCAACCGAATGGTATCAAAAATCACAACGAGTCTCTGGCTCAAGATTTGACTCAAGATCTGACGATAATGAAAGTTTTTTCTTAAACAAAGATCAATACATAATTATTCAAAATGCTATTAAAACTTATACCGAGTTGGAGCGCTCCTGTTAAATAATAATATAAACCCCATGATGGGGATGAGAGAGAGATATGATGAGTGAACTTAAATATGCTGCTGTAAGGCACTGGCATAGCCAAGGACTATCGACGGTTGAAATAATCGCAAAATGCGCGTTGAACGGCATTAAGAGCAAACATGGAACATTGCCAGGCAAAACTACTATTCATGACTGGATTCATGGCAGGACTATGGACAGCCAATCAGATCCAGAGCAGGATCCAGTTGAAGATCTTTTCGCCCATACTCGCGCAAACGGTGAGCGTGTGATTCAGTCTCCAAATCGAGAGCACAACTTAAAGCTAATACTATCATGGCATAGGGCAGGGTTAACCACATCTGATATTATCGCTCAGTGTAGTGAGCATCAATTTTTGAACAGGAGTTTTAACCAGCCAAGCCCAAACACCATAAAGTATTGGATTCGCAAAGCTGAAGAGCTCGTCTCAATCAGCACTACTGAGGAACTCGCTGAAGATAGTCAAGGCACATGCCAAGGCACAGACCAAGGCACAGACCAAGAGAGAATCAAGTATCTTGAGGAAACAGTTCAAAGTCTTATTAATCTTCTCAGTAACCTAGTTGACTCACATTGTGGGCTGGTGAGTGACCTCAAGACACTAAAGAACAAGACACTAAAAAACAAGAAAACCATGATTCAAGAAATGCATTGATTCAAGCTCCTTGGATCCTGTTTGTTTTTTGTTTAAGGACATAGGTCTAGAGATATGAGTGACCGAAAACGCGGAAGTAAAACACTGCAAAGAGCTATAGACTCTCTAAAGAGCCCTAAAGAGAGTTACACGACAAGGAGGCAGATCAATTTAAAATCTACAACGACCGTATCTAATCCTCAGACTGACATACATAATGAGCGCCTAGGATTGGATGGCGCGCCACCTGTATTCCAGTTTATAGAGCCTCCAGCTCAGAGCATTCCACATCGTGAGGAAGTTAATGCTTATGGTGCAGGTATAGGTACAACTCGAGCGATAAATGGTGAGCTGAGAAAATGGATCTCAATGGAGGATATAAATTGGGAGCTACAGTCTGAGGGGTCAGACTATAATAGGAAGTGTGTTAAGTGGCTCTCAGATCCTGATGTATGCGTTGAGAGGGTCAAGCCAAGCTTAAAAAAAGAGAGCAAGGTGACCTATGCATTAAAGGATTTTAAAGGATCAAAGAGCCATAGCGGTTATACACACATATCTTTGTGCACTGGGATGCATAACAGGCATCAACAAGCCCCACCACAGTTGCGCTCATTGTCTCTTTTGGGGCCAGCCAACCATAAGCAGCGGCTAGGATCATACGAGCCATGAATAAAAAAGGAAGGATAAGTATGAGTGAATGGAAATCAGAAGGTGATGAACTCAATATGCTGTGTAATATAATCAGTATGCATCACCCTCATCTGGCAGACTTACTAGGCCACATCGCGATAACATTTAAAGATGGGAGTCAATCAGGCCGGCCTGCAAAGACCATCAAGGCCAATAGCACTCTTTTAGCGCTATGTGATAATCAATATAAGTTTATTATCACCATTAACTGGCTTAAGTGGTCTAAGCTTACTGATCCTAAACGCGCCGCTCTCCTTGACCATCAACTTTGCCACATTCAAGGCAAAGAGACGAGCAGTGGAGAGATGGTCTACAGCCTTGTATCTCCTGATGTTTGTTACTTCTCAGAAGAGATGGAGAGGCATGGCACATGGAGAACTGACGGGGATGATCAATGAGTAAATCACACAGACCGCACCCACAGACGCGCACGCGCACACGCGATGCAATCCAGATTCTCGAGGAGCTCAAGCGTCTACTGATCATTGCTGAGAGTGACCCACTTTGCAGAGAGGCCAAAGATCTCTATGATAATGTTGAGCGCACACTAAGAGAAGCACATAGACTGTGGAGAGCCCATGAGCATAGACGCACACATCGCGAGGATGAGACGCGAGGCTGAGACGCCAGAGCAGAGAAAGAAGCGTCTAGCATATCAGCGCGAGTATGCAAGGATGAGACGCGAGGCTGAGACACCAGAGCAACGTGATGAGCGCTTAGCTTATCAACGCGCAGCTAACAGAAAGCATCGACATGGGCAAAAGACGAAAGACCAGAGAGCAACGTGACCAGCTCTTAGCCAACCTCAGAGAAGGTATGACCATTGAGGCCGCGTGCGCTCAGTCTGATATTAGTAAGTCCACGTTCTATGAGTGGCTCAAGAAGAGCGGTGAAGATGGGGAGTGGACTAAAGAGGTAGACGCGGCCATCACATTCAGTGAGGCTGTGATTCTCGATAAGATCAAGAGAGCCTCAGAGCTTAAAGAAGATTGGCGCGGCTGGGCGTGGATTCTAGAGCGTCGTTTCCCTCAAAGATGGGGGGCTAAACGAGAGCTTGAGGTTAACGTCAACAACCCTCACCAACAATCAGACGAGATGTTCGCGGCTATGGTCGAGCAGAGTAATCAAGCCTATGCTCGAGGGTTAACCCACACAGAAGAAGAGGACAGTGATGATGAAGGTGAGAGTTAAGCTTAAACGCTCATGGTCTGTGGAGCCATCTAGAGAGCGCACATACTACCGCGTTGAGGGTCTTTATCATAAGGTGTGTGAAGAGGACCGCTCTGATAATTGGACCATCTGCTATTATGACAGTCTAGACGTGGATCAAGGCGTGATCGTTAACGTGATTCAAGTTGATGTTTTGGGTCAAGAGCGTCACACGAAATACTCAGCCACATCAGAGGGTCTGGTCTTTGTCGATTGAGCTTAACCCTCTACAGCAAGACATTCTCGGCGCTATACGCAGAGAAGAACGAATCATATCGGCTAGATGTGGCTGGGGATCTGGTAAGACCTCAGCGCTTGTAT